TCTAATAAAGATTTCCAACCAAATACATCTTCATGTAAAGAGAATATTTTAGACCACAGATGATTGCCAGATCCTTGCGGACCGGTAAGTATGGCAAGAGTTTTCATCATGTATTATAAGTTACTATTAATTATAACACATAAATAGTGAGACAACAACGTGTGTCTCTACACACTAGTGCTCTTTAGCGTACATAATGGCAAATCCAAAAATAAAGGTCAAACGTTCCTCCGTTGAAGGAAAAGTACCGGCAGTTTCACAATTAGAACGTGGTGAGTTAGCAGTAAACTCATACGACGGTAAGGTTTATATATTAAAAGATCAATTCTCTGTAGGTATTGCTACAACAACTCATACTGTCAACCCATGGAATGAACCGAATGGTGTGGGGGCAGGTATATCATATAGTGGTAATACATTGGTGGTTGGTATCGCTACATTTTTTCAAACAGTTCGTGCTCATAATGGAATAATAATAGGAGATGATAATAAGAGTATATTATTAGGTACATCTGATGATATGCGTATCAGACATACGGGTAGTCATTCTGAGATAACTGATGAAGGAACAGGTGACTTACGTTTAGGTTCTAGTAGAACAGTAATTGGTAATCCTACTTTTAGTGAAACATGTGCGAGATTTGTACAGAATGGACCCTCTGAATTATATCATGATAATACCTTGCGTCTAAAGACTTCAAGTTCGGGAGTCAACATAACTGATGACTTAGGAGTATCTGGTGTTTCAACTTTTTCTGGTGGTGTAAAACTTGATGGTTCAAATGCAGATTTTGATGATGATGTAAAAATAAGAATGGGAGATAGTCAAGATTTTCTTATATTTCATCAAGAATCAAACGGTAATTCAATTATAAGAGAACAGGGAGGTGGAGTTTTATCTCTACAAACTAATGGTGCCTACATGAATGTTTATGATAGCACTAATCAACAAACAATGGCACAGTTCACTAATGGTGGTGCTTGCCAGTTTAGGCATAATGGTACTATCAGACTCCAAACAACAAGTTCAGGAGCAGAGGTTGTTGGCACGTTAGAAACTGATGCATTGACAGTCGGTAATTATAATATGCCAACCACTGTAGGAGCACAGGATACGGTTCTAAAAAGTGATGGAACAAATGTAGTATTTGGTAGTGCTGCAAGTGCTACATTTACCGAAAAGGCATTTACTGCTACACAAGGTCAAACAGTTTTTACTGATACAACTGCCTTACCTACATATGTTCAGGTTTTTGTGAATGGTATAAAAATTAGACCGAGTTCAGATTTTAGTAAATCTGGTGCTTCAATCACTTTATCTTCTGGTGCAACTGCAGGGGATGAGATAGATATTGTTAGGTTTGACTAACTAAATAACTAAAAAGTATATGGCAGGACATCTAACCACCGAAGAAAGAACCGATGATATGCTCAATTATAGAGAGGAATTTTTTCTCTATGCTTTGAGGCAGTTAGGTCATCCTGTCGTGGAAGTTAATGTTGCTGATGAGCAATTAGAATCAGTTTTAGAAGATACTGTATCATACTTTCAAAATAGACACATGGATGGTGTTGAGAAAGTATATCTAAAACATAAAATTACAGAAGATTTAATTAAGAGAGTTGGTGGAAGAAATGACGATAATGGAGTAGGTATTGTTACAACTACATCAAGAGATCAGACCATTGTAGGTATTGGAAGCACAGTTCAACATAAGTTTGAAGAAGATTCAAACTGGATTGCTGTACCTGATCATATTATTGGTGTAGAGAAGATATGGAAAATTGATAGTCGTGCAATCAGTACTAACATGTTTAGTGTCAACTATCAATTATTTTTGAATGAGATATATTATTTCAGTAGCACTGAAGTCTTGAATTACACGATGACAAAAAGATACTTAGAAGATTTGAATTTTATATTACATCCAGATAAACAGATAAGATATAATAGAAGACGTAATAGAATATATCTTGATACAGATCAAAGTAGTTTGAAAGTTGATGATTACCTAATCATTCAATGCTATAGAGCATTAGATCCTAGTGAAGTAGGAAACAGAGTATATGGTGACCTATTCTTTAGAAGATATTTTACCGCACTATTGAAGAGACAGTGGGGACAAAATTTGATGAAGTTCCAAGGTGTCAAAATGCCCGGTGGTATGGAACTAAATGGTAGACAGATATGGGAAGATGGTACAGCAGAACTAGAGAAGTTGGAGTCTCGTATGAATATGGATTACGAATTACCTCCACTTGATTTTATTGGATAATGGCACTCAATAATTATATTCGACTTACCGGTGCGAGAAACGAGCAGGATCTTGCTCAGTCTTTAATTGATGAGCATATAAAAATTCATGGTATAGAGTTTGTCTATATGCCACGTTCCTTTGTGAATACAAAAACTGTGATGAGAGAAGTCTCCTCATCAAAGTTTGAAAAATCATTTCCACTTGAAGGGTATATTGAGAACTATGAAGGATTTGGAGATCAATATAATTTACTTACAAAATTTGGAGTTAGATCTACAGCAGAGATGCAGATCACTATATCTCAAGCAAGGTTTGCTGAGTTGATTACTCCTGTTTTACAAAGAGAAGGTGGACTTGGAATCGAAGTTCCTGTAAGACCAATTGAAGGAGATCTTATATATTTTCCACTTGGAGATATACTATTTGAAATCAAGCATGTAAAACATACTGCACCCACATTTTATGCTTTAGGTAAAAACTATTGCTATGTGTTAGAGTGTGAGATGTTTGAACTTGGTGATGAGAAAATTGAAACAGGGATTGGTGAGATTGATAACGATTTTGCCACACTAGGATATAATGTCACAATGTCATTATCAGGTGTTGGAACAAATGCTACAGCGATAACATCACTTGTAAATGGTGGGATTCATAAAATTAATATATTCAACGAAGGATCAGGATTTATAGCAGATCCTACAGTTCTCATATCTAAACCTAATGGCACTGGTAGAAGAGCAACTGCTGTTGCAATTACTACTGCAAACTCACAAGGATCTAGATCATTACAAGAGATGAGAATTACAGATCCCGGTTTTGGATATACAACTGCTCCGAGTATTACAATCACCCCTGTGGACGGTTTAGGTAGAGGAGTGTCATTAGGAGTTGGTATTGGAACAACAGGTTCAGTTGGAATAATTACAGTCACAGGAGGAGGAAGTGACTATATTGTTCCTCCTACAGTCACATTTACATCTGCACCTACAGGTGGTGTAACTGCTATAGGAACTGCAATTCTTGTAAATGGAAAGGTAGATAGAATTGTCACAACAAATGCAGGATATGGTTATACAATAGCACCTACAGTAAGTGTTGGTGCAGCAGGTACAGTTGGAGTAGGTACATTCAAATATGGAGATACCATTGTTGGATCTCTTTCATCAACAACTGCATATGCTACGAGTTGGGATGCTGTTACAAAAACACTTCTTGCTAAAGATCTTTCAGGTAGATTCTCAGTAGGTGAATTGATTGTGGGCACAGCAAAGACTACAGGAGATACTATCGCGTACCGTCTAAATAGTATCAACTATAACGATGATGAGACAAATCTAGATTCATACGGAGACAATGTAAGTTTCCAATCAGAGGGTGATAGTATCCTTGATTTTACAGAGAAAAACCCATTTGGTGAAGCATAATGTTTGGAAAGTATTTTTACAATGAAACGATTAGGAAGACTGTAATTGCTTTCGGAACTCTTTTTAATGACATCACAATAAAACATACTAATGATACAACAGATGCGGTTATATCAACGATAAAGGTTCCTATTGCATATGGACCTATGCAGAAGTTTTTAGCAAGAATAGAACAGCAACCAAATTTTAATAAGAATGTAGCAATTACATTACCAAGATTATCATTTGAAATTGTTTCATATCAATATGACCCTACAAGAAAGATTGCACCTATAACAAAATTTTGTATGGTGCCTAATAGTAGTAAAAATAAAATAAAAAAAGTTTTTATGCCTGTGCCATACAACATAGGATTTAGACTCAGTTTTGCTACAAAATTACAAGATGATGCCTTACAAATTTTAGAACAAATATTACCTTTCTTTCAACCATCATACAATGTCACTCTCAATATGATTGATGGTCATGACGAGAAAAAAGATATACCATTTACATTGAGTGATATATCTTTCAAAGATGAATATGAAGATGATTTTAATACAAGAAGAGCGATCATATATGACTTAGAATTCACAGCAAAAACATATTTTTACAACGAGATTCCTACAGACGAAACAGGTGGCATTATCAAGAAAGTTCAGATCGATTACTCATCTGCTATCAGAGCACCTAGAGAGGTCAGATATATTGTCACACCTACCGCTACAAAGGATTACAATCAAGATCAAACTCTCGCTCTTGCTGCAACATTAGAAGTTGGTAAAACTCTTATGACTGTGACAAGTGGAGCAAGTTTAGTTGTAGGACAATACATTCAAATTAACTCTGAAGTCATGAGAGTTGAAGA